AGGCACGACCGCAGCGACCATGACACGCAGTCCAAGACGGGGGCCGGCGTGACCGCGTCGAACCGGTCCGTGCCGCCGTGCGCCGCGCAAGCCGCCGCCATCTTCGCGAACAAATTCGGCGAGAAGCCCTTCGGAACCCGAGGCAGATTTTGCACTTGGACGCCGCGTCCGGACCAGCGCCCGGTGCGTCCAGCTCCGCAAAACTGGAACTGGCCCTCCAGGGCCCGGGACGAGGGCTCGCTCATCTCGAGCATGCGCGCCAGTTTCCGGGTCGAAGCTCGAGCCGCGCGAAGCCTGATTTGCAAAACTTCAGATACATCCGCGTAGGCCGCGCCGACGATCTCTTGCGATAATCCCTCTAGGGCTTCGTCGACAGTCGTCCGGGCCACATCCGTCATCGCCAGCCCCTGCCGCAACAGCCACGCCAGCAGCCGCGACGTCTGGGTTCCCGGCGACGTCACCGCCCCTTGCGTGAGAACCGCGCAGCGCGCCGCGTCGATCTTCTCGGCCGCCTCGGCCACGATCTGCAAGCTCGTCACCCGGCCGGCATCGACGCCCAGATCCCCGGACGTGTTCATGCGGGCGTCGAGCTGCGCCAGTTCCGCCTCCTCGGGCATAAGCTCCGGGACCACCGCCGCCAGCGCCGCCTCGGCGTCGACGTCCTTGCCGCAATAGGCTGCTAACGCCTGCCAGTCTCCGGCCGGCCACTGCGCCGCCCACACGTTCCATGGAACCGGCCCGGTTTTCGGCGGCCGCGACATCTTCAGCATCAATCTATGCCCGGCCATGTCCTTGGTGTGCGCGAGCCCGAGCGCGGTGCCGGCTGTCTCCAGTTTCCCCGGCAGCCCATAGGCCAAAGCGCGCTGCATGGTGCAGCTAAGCGGATTGGCGGCGAACACGCCCAAGCGCTGCAACACCGCAGTTTCGAACGCCGCGTTCCAGGCGTGGCCCTGGACGTCGGGGCGCTGCAGTAATTGGTCCAGTTCCGGCGGCAGCATACTGCGCGCCGGCAGGAAACAGGACCGCGTCGCCTGGCCGTCAAGCCGCCATGCCGCCGCGATCACCCGAAACGACGGGTGCCCGGTGTAGCGGTAGACGCCGGCCTTCTTCAAATCGAGGTCGCAGTAAGTTTCAAAATCAAAATGCAGATCGTGCGAGGGTCCAGACATCGAAGTTTATCCTTTTTTGAGGGCTCGAAAACCATACGCCATAAAAAAGGGGTTGACAATGCCTCTAATTCAACCCCATAACGAAACTCCGAAAACAAAAGGACCTCCACTCCCCATGCCGATCAAATCCGCCAAGACACCTGTTGAACTTCCAAACATCCACCCCGCCGACGAGCTTTCCGCCGTGCGGGAAGAGATCAAGATCCTGGAAAAGCGCGCCGATCAGTTGCGCGACCAACTGCTCGCCGAAGGCGCCGACCTTCACGGCGACCAGTACACCGCCGTCATCCATCCCGGATCGCGCGAAACCTTGGACCGCAAGGCCATCACCGAAGCCTTCGGTGAAGCGGCGATCGCGCCCTTCGTCAAGGCGACCGCCTTCAAGACCGTGAAGCTGGTGGAGAATTAAGATGCCCAAGCGTGACCGTACTCTCTTCAAGCCGGAAGATCCGATATGGAACATTCGGTATCTCATTACCAAGCTCGGCGGCGTCGGCCCGACCACCGAGAAGCTGATGGCCAAGGGGTTCTTCCCGCCCAGCCCGAATACGGTTCAAGGCTGGGCTAAACGCAATGCCACGTCTGGAGCTTGGGCGCCGGCCCTGTTCGCGATAGCGCAAGACGCTGGCGTGATCGAAACGCCCATGAACGTATTGCTCAAAAATTTTCGCCCTGAACACAAAGGTCCGCAAAAATGATGCGGTTTGATATCGAAACCATCGCCGCCGCCGCCATGCTGACCGGTCTCGGAGCCTACCTGTACGCCATCGCTTGCCTGATGGGGCTGCAGTTTTTCTTGGCGGGGCTGCAGTCTTTCCTGCTGGAGTTGGCATGATGGCCGATCGCTGGGAAGACGAGCCCTCGCCCGCCGACATCAAGGAGGAATTCGAACGACGGAAAAAGCAGACGGGCGGCTGCAAACGTCCGGTTCCGAGCGCCTTTGCCGGAGACCTTCTTTGGTGCTTGATGATGATCGCCGGCCCGGTGATTTTTTGTCTTGTCGTCTACCTGTGGATGACGGGGGCGATATGATCTTCGCCGCCATTGATCCAGGCAGCGTGCATGCCGCCGTCGCCGTGTTCCATGACCATACCCCGGTGTTCGTCGACGACCTCAGAACCGTCAACGGCATGTTGGACAGTACCGCTTTCGCGCACGCGCTCAGCGACATGCGGGTCGAGCGTCTGGTGGTCGAGAACGTGCACGCCATGCCCAAGCAGGGCGTCTCCTCGACGTTCAGGTTCGGCATGGGGGTCGGCATCATCCACGGCGTCGCCGGGGCCCTGCGGCTTCCCCTGACCCTTGTGACCCCATCCCAGTGGAAGGCTTTCCATAGCCTGCGCCAAGACAAGGAGGCCGCGCGTCAACTGGCCATTCGCAAGTGGCCGGACCACAACCGGCATCTCGACCGCAAGAAAGACGCCGACCGCGCCGAAGCCCTCTTGATAGGCGATTGGTACTACGTCCGTTGCGTCGTCCCCCGCATCCCGGAGCTATTCGCATGAGCCCCGTTGTTCCCCTGGCCCTGTTCCCGCACCAGCGCGCCGGCGCCGAGCGGCTCGCCAAAGCCCTGCCGACCTATCTCGGCTTCGACATGGGCATCGGCAAAACCCGCACTTTCATCGAGGCCGCCAAGCTGCGCAAAGCTCGCCATGTCCTCGTGATTTGTCCGGCTTCGGCGGTATTGGTCTGGAAACGGGAAATCGCCCTCTGGCATTTCGACGCGGCCTTCGTCGTGGTCAAGACCCCCGGCGATCTTAACAAGCCCGGCACCTACTACATCGTAAGCCACGGCCTGATGTCGCAGCGCCCGGGCCCTATCCCCGAGGCCCTGGCCACCGGGCTCGCCTTCGATATGACCGCCATTGACGAGGCTCACGCCTACAACGCCGCCGACACCAACCGGGTCAAAGCTCTGCGCCGCGCAGCCCCTAAACTGGGCCAGATCGTTCCCTTGAGCGGCACCCCGATGCGCAACCATGCCGGCGACCTCTACACGCTGCTTTCGATTTGCTGGCCGCATGGCCTCAAGGGCGCCAACGGGACACCGATGGCCCGGCACCAATACGAGGAGCGCTTTTGCCGGGTGACCCATAAGACCTTCGGTGGCAGCCGGATGATCCGCGTCATCGAAGGCTCCAAGAACTTGGACCAACTCAAGGCGATGATCGCCCCGTTCATGCTGCGGGTTCGCAAGGAAGACGTCTTCAAGGATCTTCCCTCGATCATCTGGGATCAGGTCCCGGTGCCGCTCGACCACAGCCTGATGTCGGGGCCAGAGGCCGAGCAGCTTGAAAGGGCTATTACCCGCATCCTGGCGGACATGAGTTCAACCGAAAGCCTTGATGTCGTGACTGAAGCGCTGCGGGCGATGAGCAACAATACTGTCTTGATGACGTTGCGAAGAATATTGGGCTTGGCCAAATTGCGCGGCGCCACCGAGTACATCATCGACATGCTCGACAATCTGCCCGAGGACCGCAAGGTGCTGGTGTTCGCGCACCACGCCCATGTCATCGGGGCCCTGAGCCGTCATCTCGGCGAGTACTCGCCTGCTGTCCTGACCGGCGCGACCTCCCAGAAAGACCGTGAGGCCGCCGTCGACAAGTTCCTGAACTACCGCCAATGCCGGGTGTTCATCGGCAACATCCAGGCGGCCGGGACCGCGATCACGCTGGTGGGCCCCAAGTGCAAATGCAGCGACGTGGTATTCGTCGAAAGCTCTTGGACCCCGATGGACAACGCGCAGGCGGCGTGCCGTGTGCACCGTATTGGGCAAAAAGACGGCGTCGTCGTTCGCATGCTGTCGGCGGCCGGCACCGTAGATGATCTCATCAACGACCTGCTGGTGCGCAAGGCCCGCGAGTTCACCCAACTGTTCGACATCCAGACCACAGGAGACAAGACGTGAAACTTACTTTTGAAGGTACGGCCCTCCAAGACATTATCGACCAGATGGAGGACACTCTCGATCAGGTAGCTCGCGGCCTTTCCTCTCCGCTGAAAGCGGCTCAGGGCCCGGGCCCTGACGTCATGAGGCCTGTGGATATACCAGGGGATAACCCTGTGAATAATCTCGTGGGCCATCCCGTGGCTGTGGAAAAACCCAAACGGGAGAGGACCGAGAAGCAGCGCGAGAACGACGAACGGTTGCGGGTCGCCGCCAAGGCGAAGATTGCTGCCAAGAAAGCAGCCAAGACCGTGTCGGACCCGATGGTGCCGCCGATCCCACCCCCGCCGAAGACCGCCGAAGGCATGGACCCCGCCGAAGTGGTCAAGGTGCGCCAGAAGACCATCGAGGAGCTGCAGGCGGCCTACGCCAACGGCTTCCAGAAAGAGGTGTTCGAACTGCTCGCCCGCTTCGGCAACGGCGCCAAGAGCTTCCGTGAGTTGCCTCCGGACGCTTTCGTGCCGATCCGCGAAGCCATCGACAACGGGGCCCTGACCTAACGATGGCGCAGCACGCCGCCTGCTCGCCGTCTTCAGCCGCGATGTGGCTGGCGTGTCCCGCCAGCGTCACCAAGACGAGGGCCATGGTGCGGCCCTCGTCGAAATACGCTCGCGAGGGCACCGCCGCGCACGCTGTCGCCGAGATGACCCTGAAGGGGGATATCTTCCTGCCCGATAAAGTTGTCGTCGAGGGCGACGAGTATATCGTTTCACCCGGCATGTGCCGGGCCCTGAACCCGTACATCAACTACGTCCAGGGCCTTATGCGGTTGCCGAAAGCTGCGGTCTTTCTCGAACATCGGCTTTACGTTCCCGACACCGACCACATGGTTTGGGGCACGCTCGACTGCGGCGTCCATACCCGTCACGACATCTATGTGGCCGATCTCAAATTCGGCAAGGGCCACATCGTCGATCCCGACACTCCGCAGCTTAAGCTCTACGCGCTGGCGCTGGCGGGATATGTCAGGGAGAACCGCGCTTTCACCGAGGTGACGCTGACCATCTGCCAGCCGCGCGTCGGCGGCGAAGCCCTGCGTTCGGTCAGGACGACGCTGGGAGCCCTGTGGGATTGGCAGGCGCTGGTCGTCAGTCCCGCCGTGATGCGGATAGCCGCCGGCGACGAGACCGAGCATGCGGGCCCTCACTGCCGCTGGTGCGTGCGGCAGACCGAGTGCGAAGCCTTCGCGCGCCAGCACCAAAATCGCGCGGCTGCGGTGTTCGACGACGAAGGATTATTTTGAAATCAGGGGTTGACAGGGGAGTTAATTTCAACGCAATGTACCCCTGTCTAGTCCATGTCAATCCATGTCAAAACAGCAGAAAGATCTCAGCATGACCGCGATCAATACTCCCTACGCCACTCTCTCCTTCCAGAACCTCTTCACTCCCCGTCCCCGCGCCGAAGGCGGCGATCCCGTCTATTCCTGCGCGCTGATCTTCGATCCGGTGCAGCAGAAGTCGCCGAAGTACAAGGCGCTGCAAGACGCCTGTATCGAAGCCGCTCGCAAGGAGTGGGGCGACAACGTCAATCTCAAACAGGTCAAGATGCCGTTCCGCGATGCCGGCGAGAAGTCGTACGACGGCTATCATCCCGGGCATATCTTCATCGCGCCGTGGTCGAAGAACAAGCCTGGCATCGTCGACACCAACCGGCAGGATATCCTCTTGCCTGAAGAGGTTTGGAGCGGGCAATTGGTTCGCGCCAACATCGTCCCCTTTGCCTGGAACCATACCGGCAAAAAGGGTGTCTCGTTCGGCCTGAACCATGTTCAGGTGATCCAGAGCGAGGGCCGCCAGCGGCTCGATGGCCGGCCCACCGCAGGCTCGGCATTCGACGACGGCGAGGTCAAGGAACGGGAAGAGATTTTTTAACCAAGCAGGCTCACGCATAAAAAAGCCCCGCCAGATCGCTCTGGCGGGGTTTTAAGTTTGCTTACCGTTTACCCGCTATATTCGTACCACAATACTATTCCCAGGACAATCAGCCACATCGGCAGCGAAACAAGTACGCCTATGGCGAGACCGCGAGCGCCATTCAGGGCGTCGCTGCTGTTGCAGTCGCTATCGTAGCTCAACTTAGCAGCCATTCGGGCGCATGGTTTTGGGCCACGGCGCTCATGTGCTCCAGCGCCGCGTCGGGCAACACCATTTCGGGGATGTGTTCGGTCGGAATTACCGCTGGCGCCGGCAAATCGATTTCGGGCGGCAACGTCGTCGGGATATGCGCCTCGCCGTGGATGTTCGCGAAATCGAAGCCAGGAGGGCTATCGGGTTGTGCCATGTTCAGCATCCTTTGCACACGTTAGGCCGAAACGGCTCGGCCGGGGGCAGTATCAATGGACCGTCCGCGTCCGGCGCGTCAACGAATGGGACTTCCGAAATCGTGCAGCCCAAGGATACCTATCAAGATGAACAGGATCAACCAGCCGCCGAACGGCGCCCAGTGCTGATCGGCCGGCCGCCACGGGTTCATGCCCCAGACCCCGAACAACAGCGTGATGACGTAGAGCAACCAGAACCAGATATTCGCGCCCATGGCTTTGATCCCCTCAAGGGCTGGTAGCGTACCAGGCTACGATTACAAGGATCGCTAGGCACGCGACTACGCCGATAGTCACGGCCCACGAGATTTGTTTATCGCCGTTCCAGTTCATTTTCCGATTTTCTCCAGGGCTTCTCGCGGCCAATGGTCGACGGTCCGGCGGTCGTCCCATTTGACGTGGACCTGATGGTTGTAGAGGCTGACCCAGGCCACGGTGCCCCGGCGCTCGCTCCAAGAGCGCTTAGCGCTAGGTACGCGCGGCCGATCGAATGCCGTCGCCACTTTCCGGGTTAGCCTAACACGATCGCCCGGCGCCGGGCGCCATTTCATCGCTAAAACTCAGTCCTCCGGTATGTCTACTTGCTGCGCCATCGGGTCGGACATGTAGGTCAGCGGCATATCCGGATCACCATCGTAATTATCGTCGGTGATGCCCTGGAACAGCAGGCTTTCGCATTTGCGGCGGCGGGTTAAGCCCGCCAACACCTTGCCGCCGCCCTTATTCCACTTGACGAATTCTTTGCTGGCTTCTTCGAATTTTCCTTCGTTGACGTACCGCAACAAGGTCGACTTCTTGAGATTGCCTTCGCCGCAATTGTAGCAAAACGACACCAGGGCATCATACTGGAAACCGTTAATGGGGTGCGTGACCAGGCGACGAACTGCCACTTCAAAATGCGCCATATCCTCCAGAAAGCATTCATCGCAGTCTTCCACATCCCAGACCGTAGTCAGGTCGAACTTGCGGCCGTGGTGGTTGGTATGGCCCCAGCCGATGGTGAGAACGCCGGCCGGACACTTGTAGGCTTTGTACCTGCCGGCATGCGGCTGCAAGCAGCCTTCGAAGTGCTTGATCAAATTAGCTCCGGCGCTGCTTAGACGATGCTCGTCGTTCATGTCGGCAGGTTTCCTTTCATGCACGCTCCGAGCAAATCAAAGACCTGCTTGAATTGCGTATCAATCGCCGCCTGCCGGTTGACGTTGTTGTAGAGCACCGCTCCGACTACAAAAACTTGCAGCACGATAAGCGCCAGCATCAACGGCTGGTTTTTCAGCGCGTCGATGGTGTTGGCGGCGACCTTGCCTACTTCTTCGATAGCGCCAGGGGTCATGTCGGTTTACGGCCTCGCATCGGCTTTGGCGTGAAGGGACATCGTGCCGCCAACGGCCATACTGCCCGCGGTATCGCGGAATGCGACGAATGCCTCGCCTAAAGAATATGCACTCGCTGCGTAATTGTTTGAGCCGCTCACACATATTCCCGAACCGGCCACAAATGGATTGTACGTCGTCATGGTCGGAGTTGCGGAGCGCTTGGTCGCTTTGAATGCCCACTGCACAATATTGACGTTGGCGGAAGCCGATTGCACCGTATTCACCATGTAGCCGCCAGCGGATCCCCCAAGAGCTGACGCAGGCTGCGTGCCGTATGGAAACGTGCTCTCCCAATAGCGTTTGCAAACTTGCAACTCGGTGACGAAGTCCGGCACCACGAACGACGGCGCGACGGCGCCTTCGTAGAGCCCGACGTCGAACAGTTCGAAAACGTTGTTTGGCGGCGTCGACGTGCCCATTAAGTTGAACTGGTTGGGCGAACCGACGGCATCCGTCGCGCCCCATGCGCCTGCGGCCTGCTGATAATTCAATCCCGCCATCAAGCCCCAACGTATTTCCAGCCCAGTGGTGGTATCCTTGGCCCATGCGCCGGTGATATCGCCGGGAACGGTGACGCTCTTGACCGTATCGGTATTGATGTCGGCGCCGGCAATGACGTATTCCGAAACGTAGGAGCGATTGTTGGCGCTGTTCAATACGACGACGGAATACGTTCCGGCCGGGGCCTTGACCCCGAATTGAATGGTGATCGTCCTGGCCGAAGCGGGGATGCCGAACATCAGATCGGCGACGCGCAAACCTTCTATTTTTGTACGGATATGAACCATGTCACCAGCCGCAACGGCTGCGTCCGCCGCCGTAACCGTAAACCGTATCCTATTTGGAGAACCCGCAGGCGTGGGACTTGCAACCTGCGCTATATTCAAAGCTACAGTCGTGCCCACAGCGAATATCCCGAATTGATCTACGGGATAGTAGTTGAATAGCGTCCCGACTGTCGCGCCGTTTTCCTGACTTACCTGCATCGCGCCGTTGATGACGTAATTTTTCTTCAGCGCGTCGATGTTGGCGCGGGCCTGTGATTTTTGCGCCGCCGTCAATGTTTGCGCAGCATCGTAGCGTACCGCGCCGATGATATCGGCGCTGCCGGTCATCCAGGCCTGACCATCCCAGCGCCACACCGGCACCCCCGGCGTTGCAGGTTGTGGCCAGAGCTGGCCGACGGTGGGCGCGTTAGGAAAGTTGATGCCCATTATCGCACTCGCCTCGCTCTAATCAGCCCGTATGCTTTAGCGTTTGTTCCGCCAGTGAATGTCGCATTACAGCTGAGGTAAATGGTCGTTGTAGATGAAAGATTGAAACGTCTTGCACCTGTACTGGCACCAATATTTCCTGTCGTACTACCGCGCCACTGAATAAAGCCGCCTTCGGTACCAAGTCCGGCAGGAAGCGTAGCACTCACGGAATTAACCCACCCGAGCATTGCCGTCACAGTGGGGCCGCCTGTGTTGGTCATCTCGATGTTGCCCTCGACATCCCAATCTCCAGCTGTCAACGATATGGTGGTGATATCGTTGAACGCGCTGGTAATAACGGTAATAGCTGA